TGTGAGTGTGTTTGAGTGTGAGGGGCGGGGTTTCCTGCCCCTATTTTTTATGATGATGGAGTGTGAGGATGAATGTGGATCATTTTCTGTTTGTTGAAAAATATCGCCCTCAAACGATTGACGAATGTATTCTTCCTGATCGCTTGAAAGTGCCCTTCAAAGAATATGTCAAGCAACAGAAAGTTCCAAATCTGTTGCTATGTGGTGGTCCTGGTGTCGGAAAAACGACGGTTGCCAAAGCGATGGCGCGTGAAATCGGATCGGACATTCTAGTCATCAATGGATCGGATGAAAGCGGTATTGATGTTTTCAGAACCAAGATCAAACACTATGCCTCTTCCATGTCGCTCAGTGGTGGTCGCAAAATCATTCTGATTGATGAAGCAGATTTTCTAAATCCAAATAGTACTCAAGGGGCGTTGCGCTCTGCGATTGAGGAGTTTTCTGAAAATTGTACTTTTATCTTTACCTGTAACTATAAATCTCGCATTATTGAACCCCTTCATTCACGATGTTCCGTGATTGATTTTACGTTGCGTAATGGTGAAAAACAGAAGATGGCTGCAGCGTTTTTCAAGCGCGTGCAGATGATTCTAAAAACTGAAACCATTCCCTATGATGATAAAGTTGTAGCAGAACTAATTACCAAGTATTTTCCTGATTTTCGTCGTGTACTGAATGAACTCCAACGGTATGCGCAGTTTGGTAAGATTGATGCGGGCATTCTGACGCAACTGGGTGATGTCACCATCAAAGAACTCGTGGAGATGCTCAAGAAAAAAGATTTCACCTCTATGCGAAAGTGGGTGGCAACGAGTAATCCTGATTCAGCGACCTTGTTTCGTCGGATTTATGATGGATTGTATGAGTATGTCAAACCAGCAACGATTCCTCAGATCGTCGTATTGCTTGCTGATTACCAGTATAAAGACAGTTTTTGTATGGATAAAGAGATCAACATTGTTGCGTGTTTGACAGAGATTATGATTGCCGCTGAGTGGGTTTAATCATGGATAAAATCAATCCCTTTGATTATGTTAATCAGATTAGTTATGGGAAGAAAGATCTGATCGTTGATGATATAAGTGAGAAATCCTATGTACCTTTTCTCACCAATCGGAGTTTGTCCTATCATCAGGATTGTGTGTTGTTTGCCAACGAAATGAATCGTCGCCACCACCTGGATAAGAAATTACAATTTTCTTATCTTATAAATACAGTGAGGGGTCGGAAACGACCCTATGTCAAGTGGAGTAAAGCCGAGTCTCCTGACGATTTGGAATGTGTGAAACTCGCTTATGGGTATTCAGACGCCAAATCTCGTCAGATTCTTCCTCTGCTCACTCCTGAACAATTGGCAGATCTTAAAAGGATCACTGATACAGGTGGGATAATCAAATGACAGATTTATATCAATTCTAAAACTTAAAATATATAAATAGATATATTATGTGGGTCGCGGAACTACGAATTCCCACCCACTCTAACGCTGTTATATAACCAGGAGCGTCAGGTATGTCTATTTATTCTTCTTTTCCGCCTAAAGGTTTTTATGTTTATGCTTATTTGCGAGTAGATGGCACCCCTTACTATATCGGAAAGGGTAAAAACTTAAGAGCTTGGAGCAAAGATCATACGATACATCTTCCGAAAAATTCAAAATGTATTGTTATTATAGAGCAAGGATTAAGTGAGATAGGAGCAATAGCATTAGAACGACGATATATACGTTGGTATGGAAGAAAAGATTTAGGAACCGGAATTTTGAGAAACAGAACAGATGGCGGGGATGGATTAACCAATCCTTCATATAAAACAAGAAAACTGATAAGCGAAAAAAGAAAAGGTTACAGATATAGCGAAGAAATAAAAAGGAAATGGAGTGAACAGCGTCGAGGAAAACCCTCACCGAAAAAAGGTAAATTTCTCTCTTTAGAAGTTAGAAATAGAATGAGTGAATCTCATAAAGGATTAAAACAATCTGAGAAGACCATAAATAAAAGAAATGATAAAAATAGTCTTTACTGGAAAATTATATCACCCGCAGGCGAATGTTTTAGGATCAAAAATTTAAAAGAATTTTGTCGAAATAACAATTTAGATCAAGGTAATATGGGTAGGGTTTCATCAGGAAAATCCACCCATCATAAGGGATGGAAATGTTTCAGGGAATAAACATATGAATACTGACGATATTGTAAAAACCTTTATTGAAATCCATCTACCCTCTGCAGAAGACTTCCTCAAAGTCAAAGAAACACTCACTCGAATCGGTGTGGCATCTCATAAAGATAAGACGCTCTATCAATCCTGCCATATTCTTCATAAAAAAGGTAAGTATTATCTCGTACATTTTAAAGAAATCTTTTTATTGGATGGAAAACATTCTGATATTAGTGATGCAGATTATGCTCGACGAAATGCCATTGCTAAACTCCTTCAGGAATGGGGATTGATTGATATTGTGGTACCTGCCCAAATAGAAGGTAATCTTGCCCCTCTACATCAGATTAAAATTATTCCTTTCAAAGAAAAATCTGATTGGGCATTAGTGGCCAAATATACCATCGGAAATAAGACGATTTCAAATACTTGACTTTTGATTGATCAAGTATTATATTATACACTATGAGTGCGGAATATGGCTCATTGTGAGCATATTCGACGCATTTCTCGCTTAACCAAGGAGGATGTTATGACAGTTGGTCATTTGTCGTTTGGTCCGCTCGTTCCCACCACTGTGGGATTTGATCGATTCTTTGATTCGGTTGAACGAATGCTTCAATCGGATCTTCAGCCCACGAAGTTCCCGCCACATAATATTGTGAAACAGGATGAGTTTCATTTTGTGATTGAAATGGCGGTTGCTGGGTTTGAAGAAAAAGAAATCGATGTCACGATCAAGAACTTCACGTTAACAGTCCAGGGATTGAAAGATACCAAGGACGAGGACAAACTGGAGTATGTGTATCGTGGGATTGCTAATCGGTCGTTTATTAAGACGTTCCAGTTAGCCGATTCAGTGGAAGTGCGTGATGCAAAACTGGTGAATGGTATGTTGCGAATTGAACTGGAAAATGTCGTGCCCGAATCACGCAAAGCGCGTAAGATTCCGTTGACAACTTCCACTCCGCAGTTGTTGAACGAACAGAAATAACCTCTAAACGATGGGCGATTGAACTGCCACCGTATGGTGTGCGTTCCTAGAAATCTCTAGGATAGATCGCCCATCTTATTTTTCTATGAACATTTATCTTATCGTACTCTCACTTTCAATAGCAGGATTTCTCTTTGGGTATTATTTGATCCCCGTGATTGATTTTATTGCCTCTTTTTTCTAAGGAGTGTATTATGGCCTGTGATATGTCGGATGATGTGAAGAAGTTTCAGCTGGCTTGCGATCAGTTGAAAGTGCTGGAAGAAGAATCTTCTCTCTATTATAAACTGATAGATGAGGAATTCAACGAATTCATTAATTCCTCCACACGCATTGAGGAACTGGATGCCTGCATGGATTTGATTTGGGTGATTCTCGGCTATTGTCATGCGCGAGGATTCAATGTCGAAGGTGCGTGGAATGAAGTGGCTCGTTCAAATATGAGCAAGATTGATCCTGAGACTGGAAAAGTAAAAAAGCGTGAAGATGGCAAAGTCCTGAAACCTGCCACCTTTAGTCCGCCGAATCTGGAACCATTTATCTAATTATGAGGGAGGTGATGTATGTCTGATGTGAAGTGTGTGACAATGAAGGGTGTGATGAATACGATGATGGCGCAGATTTGCGATAGTGAGAATGATTTTGAAGTGGTGGTCAAACATCCTGTGATGGTGATGTTGGTGCCTTCCCGTGATCGTTCTGAATCGTCGTCTATTGCGTTTACTCCGTTTTTGAATTATACTGAAGAATTTGAGACGGGCATCAAGATTCATCGGAGTGATATTTTGACCATGACAACGCCTGTGGTAGAATTGCTGAATCAGTATAATAGTATTTTTGGAAGCGGTATTGTGCTCGCCTCAGGATTGACGAAGTAAGTTTATTTCTATGAACTTTTATACTAATGTGAGATGCCTCGGAAACACGCTGTATTACCGAGGTATCCGTGATGGTGAACGAATCAAGGAACGACGGGAGTACGTTCCCGTCGTGTTTCTTCCCTCTAAGAATCAACAGAGTGAGTTTCATACCTTAGACGGATCTCCTGTTGAACCAAAGTTTTTTGATAGCATTCGGGATGCGAAAAACTTTATCAAGCAATATAAAGATGTCAGTGGATTTACCATTTATGGGCAAACACGATTTGAGTACACGTATATTTCTGACGAGCATCCCGAAGATGTGATTGAGTGGAATCCCTCACACGTTCTTATTGCGTATATCGATATTGAAACTTACTCGGAACAGGGGTTTCCCGAACCTCGTGAGGCTGCTCATCCTGTCACTGCGATTACTGTCAAATTGTCCAATTCTCCCAACTATTATGTGTGGGGAACTGGTGTATTCAGTAGTACACAAGATAATATCCTCTACCGTCATTGCGTCAATGAACAAGACTTACTGGAAAATTTTCTTCAGTTTTGGGTGGAAGCAGAACCCGATGTGGTCTCTGGATGGAACATCAAGAGTTTTGATATTCCCTATCTCTATCGCCGACTGAACAATCTCTATGGCGAATCCATGGCGAAACGATTGTCGCCGTTTGGTGTGGTGTTAGAGGATGAAGAACAATTTTATCAGAAAACGATTATCACCTATGATCTCGTGGGAATTGCTACGCTGGATTATCTTCAGTTGTTTCGTAAGTATGCTCCCAATGCGTCTCAAGAAAGTTATAAATTGGATCATATTGCGAATGTAGAATTGAAGCAGAAAAAACTCTCGTATGAGGAGTATGAAACGCTTCATCAACTTTACAAACTCAATCATCAAAAGTTCATCGAATACAACGTTCATGACGTGGCGCTGGTGGAACAACTAAATGCCAAAGGGCGACTGATTGAAATGGCGATGACGCTCGCTTATGATAATAAAGTGAATTATGAAGATGTCTATACGCAAGTCCGTATGTGGGATATCATTTGCTATAATCACTTGCGAAAAAAGAACATCGTCATTCCACCGAAAAAAGAGCAGAGTAAAAAGGAATCATATGAGGGAGCTTATGTCAAAGATCCGCAGATTGGATTGTTTGAGTGGGTGGTGTCGTTTGACCTGGCGTCGTTGTATCCCCACTTGATCCAAATGTATAATCTTTCCCCCGAGACTCTTTGTGACACCACACACTATGACACGTGGCTATCTACGATTACTGTTGATTCGTTGCTGTCAAAATCTGTCGATACTTCGGGGTTATATGATCTGACGGTGACACCGAATCAGCAACTCTTCTCCACCAAGACACAAGGATTTTTACCTGAAATCATGGAGAAGATGTTTGCGGATCGTAGTTTGTATAAGAAGAAAATGTTGGATGCAAAGAAAGAACTTGAATCACTAAAGAAAGATCCCAAGGCTCCTGTCGCACACATTCAGCAACTTGGTTATGACATTTCACGATATAACAATCTTCAGTTATCTAAGAAAGTCGGGTTGAACTCAGCCTATGGAGCGACCGGAAACGTGCACTTTAGGTTTTTTGATATTCGTATTGCGGAAGCGATTACACTCTCAGGACAACTTTCGATTCGATGGATTGAAAGAGCTTTAAATCAATATTTGAATCGATTGCTCAAGACCGACAACATCGATTATGTGATCGCCATTGATACGGATTCTGTGTATTTGAATTTGGGTCCTCTAGTGAAAAAACTGACAAAACCTGGGATTGATAAAGATAAAATTGTGAGTATCCTCGATCAATTCTGCCAACAGAAGATTCAACCGCAGATTGATGCCTCATATCAGGAATTGGCAACCTATGTCAATGCGTATGCACAAAAGATGCACATGAAGCG